AAGGTTCGGTCGGCTTTATCTCCGGGAGGTCGAAATCTTATAAGACATGGATTGCGCTTGATCTGGCACTCTCGGTGGTGTCGGGGGTTCCATTTCTGGGTCGATATGGAGTCGGGCGAACGGGTCCTGTACTGCTCATCCAAGAGGAAGATCCTACTTCGGTACTCCAAGAAAGAATCCGACTGATCGCCAAGAACAAGGGCATGCTCCCAGTTCTGAAGACAGCCCGTTCTGACCTCGTTGAAATTGAGTATCCTGAGTGGCCGCTGCACATCATCAACCTCCAGGGCTTCAACCTCGGCAGCACCGAGAAGGTAGCCCAGGTACGGAGGTTGATCGCAGAAATCAACCCGATCATGGTCATCCTCGACCCGCTCATTGTTCTTCTCCCACAGGGGGTGGATGAGTACAAGGGAGTTGAGGTCTCGGCAGTTCTCCAGTCCATCAAGATGTGGCGCGAAGAGTTCGGTTGCGCAGTAGCGATCGTCCACCACTGGAACAAGGGCAAGAGCGAGAACGGGGAGCGATTCGCCGAGCACATGTACGGGTCGTTCGCCTTCCATGCCTGGCTCGAATCTGCACTCCACGTCATGCCGATCATCCCCGACGGTGAGGACGAAGAGAAGCAGATCACGTCGGTACTGGTTGAACGAGAGTTCAAGGCAGCTCCATCTGGCCGGGGACTGCGCCTCAAGTTCCATATCGACAGCACGAAGGATTACTCCTACTCCGTTGAGTTCGAGGATAGCACCACAGTCAGCGCGAAGGAACAGACGTTCCTCGACTTCCTCGCGCAGTCCGGTCCATCTACCAGTGCTGAGATGATCACATCGATGGGACGGACGCGGCAGGACATTTCAACCATTGGTAATCGCCTGCTCCGTGCCAAGCTCGTTCTCTCGAAGAAGGGAGGCGGACGAGGCAACACCACGATGTACTGGCTCCCCGACCAAGAACCTCCTGAGTAAACATTTGACAGGGCGATCAGGATAATATATAATAATGACAGACGACCGGACAGACAAAGATTCGGACGCCATATCAGGAGGCAATACCGGAGTGATTTCGGACTTGATGGAGCGCCAGGCAGAGGTTGAGAATATCATCGCAGAGGCAATCAGTGAGACTGACAAGACTGTGATGGATGGCCTCATCGGTAACATCGGTCACCCAATTCACACCATTACTGCCGTCGTTCTGGCCCTGAAGGAATCAGCCCCCGAACCGAAGGAGGCGATCATTCCGTTCGATATCATCCTCGCTGGCGCATTCCTCGATCATCTGGATACCCAGGGGTTCAAGGTCAAGAGGAAGAAGAATGGACGATGATCCAGTCACGCAAGCAGAATTTCTCAAGTTCCGCAAAGCGGTGGTTCGTCGCCTCAAATCGCTCGACGCCCTTGTCAGTGATGCTTTCCAGGCCATCGCGGACGGGGATGATGCAGCCCGCGAAACCAGTGGCGAAGCCCTCGATCGTGCACAGCGTGCCGAGCGGGCGGTGCGTCGTTTGAAGAAGGAGTACGACGAGCACGAACACGAATGACTCGCCGTTCCTACAACTGGCGCACTGATCCCAAGTACATCATGAAGGAGGGACACCCGAACAAGATGATGCGACCGTCAACCCATTCCCTACTGCACAAGCTCCGCAACATGAAGATGATGCAAGAGCCTGGCATGGCGAATGTGGTAATCTACGATCTGGCCTACCACTTCCTTGGTCGCCACAGGGAGGAGGTTCTGCTGGGTGACATCACGGCCAAGTTGATGCATATGTGGGTCGGCATGGTCAAGAATGAAGAGGGGCAGGCAGCCTACATTTACGGCCAACCAGAAAACCATCCCGTTTTACCCCGCGAAGATGCTCCTCTCGACTTTAGTAGTTCACCCGTCAACGACTCTACGGCGGGAGTGGCCGCTGGAGGCGATAGCCCCTGGGTTGATCTGGCCAGCGATGCAGTGAAGCTCAGCGTCAAGTCAATCCTCATGGTCCACAGCCCGGGGAAGGGCTCACCAGCATGGATGATCAAGTGCGAATGCGGACGTGACTTCGCCGCCACAGAGGAATGGGCGCAACATGTAAGGGTACGCATCTGGCGAGTACTGAAGAACGAGTTCCCACCGATTGGAGGCAACACCGATGTATCCGGTTGATGACGACGAGCGTCCCTACAACAAGAGGTTCCCCATCTCGCATGTGAGGCAGCACCCGCTGTCCATCGCGAGGGGCACCAAGCGGATCGAAGCCTTCCTGAACCAGGACAAGTACTGGGTCAACGCCCAGAACGAGCGCGTCCGGATCAAGGACATGGACCTCGACTACCTCTTCTCTACAATGGTACATCTCATCAAGAGGGCACCTGAACTCTATCTCTACATCGAGTTGAACCGGAACGAGTTGCCGCTTGGCTTCCTCGGCGATAGCCCCGAGGCGATTCGTACTACTCCGCTGTTCCTTCGCATGAAGGAGCGATACCAGAAGTTGATGGAGACTGCATAATGGAATCGATCGAGAGCAAAGCAGCTGTGGGACAGCCGTCGATCAGTTCGACAGCACCCACAGACTGGAAGGCTCTGCTCACCGACATCCTCACCAATAGTGAGTACCAGAAGATGGAAGCTGAAGGCAGAGCCGCTGAAGCCCTTGGTCTGGATTGGGATGACGCCAGTGGAACTTGGGTACCTCGATGAAGGATGATGCCACCGAACCGACTATCACCAGTCGGCTGGTGCAAGACGCGAACCGGGCGATGACCGCTCGCCCCGTCCCGGCTGCGGATGACCGGGAGCGGCCACTGACCGATTGGGATACCGGCTACGTCACCGCGATCCGCGATCACGACGAGTGCTGCGGGACGCTCCGCAACCACCGGGCCGGTGTCTCCCCCTCCACCGGAGACGCCGAGACACATCGCCCCGAATGGCTGGACGACGTTCCGACCGGCTGGTGCGCGTGCGGGAAGCCGTGGCCCCATGCCTGACTACCACCTGTTCCGACCGAAGCGTGCGTGGGTGCCCGAGTGGCTGTGGCGGCTCGTCCGCCCCGTCGTCCTGTGGGAGCCGTTCACGACGCTGTTCACCGAAGAACCGAATGAGGAGGACTGGGGACGATGAACGCCCCTCGCATCATCGAACTCCCGCCCATCGACGGGAACACCGGACGTTGTACGGGTTGCGGCGCGAGCGTCACCTCGGCGGGGCGCTGCGCATGCATCGGCAGGGTCATCCCTGAGAAGAAATCCACGCTCGGTCGGGCGTTCTGTCCGCACGCTGTCGCCTACGACTGCGCGGCTTGTCTCGGCTCCCCCTCCACCGGAGACGACCGATTGCGGGAGGCGCTGGAACAGGCGGAAGCCGATCTGCCGGAAGAAGCCGCGCAGTGGTACGGCAAGTACGAGGCGGGCTGGAAGGCAGGCGCTCGATGGGCGCTCGCCCGCATCCGGGCCGCCACCCCAGCACCGAAGGAAGAAACGTTGGAAGAGAAGATTGCAAGGGAGTTCGAGTAACCAGTGGATCGCGTGAAGGGAACTATGGAACTGAGCAAGGCTTTGCAGAGGCTGGTAGTACTGGAAACCCAGGGCTGGGACTTTCACTACACCTCTTGTGCAATCTACTATCAGGGCATCATCACCACCAAGAAGCCCAAGGATGATGTGACATATCGCTGTTCGTGCGGAAGGGATGATGCCATCGCCACAGTGAGGAAGTCACACGTCGGTCGAATGCTCGTGGAGACGGCGAAGAAATGATGGCATCAGAACTCCTGGGGCTAGGGGATGGGGAGGAGGAACCCTGCCTCTACCCGCCGGGAGTGTTGAAAGTTCAAGTCAACGGCCTATGGAGCGCAGAGCTTTGCGTACGATGCAGATGGTGGATGACTGATCATGAAACAATCCCGGTCTGGGCTAGACCTGATGCTACTTTTGCTGGGTTTAGTATGGACTATTCTCGTACTCATCCTCGTCACCTGGAAGTGATGGCACATGAGCTACCCTCACGAACCTAGGCAGTACAAGGGGAGGTTCCTCTTCTGCATCAACGACGGTCAAGTCTGGCCGTGCGAAAGGGAGCAGCTCAGAAGGTCCAACCCCAAGCATATACCACCCAACCATATGGGTGATGTAGTTGATTGCCCCGCCTGCTTGAAGGCCAGGGTTCTACTGTTCGAGAACCGACAAGAAGCTATCGCCACAGGAGAAATGGATGAAGGCAATGGTGATCAGGTCCGGTGACACTGAACCGGGCTTCGAGGATATCAACCCCACAATGGAAGGGCTCCAAGCTCTGGTGGGTGGGGACTTTCAGCACATCCCCCACAGTCAGTACTACGTCATGGTCAACGAAGATGGACAGCACCTCGATCTGCCGGTCAATCGCCTGGGTTCGATGATGCTGGGACGAACGATCGTTGGCACAGTAGTTGTTACTGGACTTCCTGATGACAACGGCAACCTCACACCTGTCGAATGAAACTACTTGATCTCTACTGCGGAGGTGGAGGAGCTGCGCTGGGTTACGCGGCCGCAGGCTTCGAGATTACTGGGGTAGATATCAAGTTCCAGACTAACTACCCATTCAACCAGGTCACGGCAGATGTCATGGACCTGAGGATCAAGGACCTCCAGAGGTTCGACGTTATCCATGCTTCTCCCCCGTGTCAGGGGTACAGCCATCATACCAGTGTTCGTACTGCCAACGCGAAGACGAAGTTGATTGCCGAGACAAGAGAGATGTTGAAGCAGTCGGGCAAACCGTACATCATTGAGAACGTGGTCGGCGCGAAGGATGATATGATCCAGCCGATCCTACTCTGCGGCACGATGTTCGGTCTGCACATCGCACGCCATCGTCTCTTCGAAACTACATTGCAGCTGGGTCCATTCGATCTGCCTCCGCACCCGATGTGCAAAGCTATCCAGTTGAAGTATGCCACAGAGCATGGGATCAACCCTCGTCACATGAGCATCGCAGGTAAGGCGATGAACTCACAGCACACGCAGTTGTGGCGGACGTTGATGGACTGGCCTGAGGATAAGCGCACGTCACAGCGTGATCTGAAAGAGGCCATCCCCCCGGCGTACTCGAAGTGGATCGGCACGGAGATGTTGACCCATCTCGGGGCCACAGGGCGGGACCAATAGGGCCATCTCAAATTGCCTGGGATGACTCGTGATGGACTACAGTAATCTTGTCCACCCGGTGGGGGTCTATTGACTAGGGGCGGCATTATGCGATCATCTCCAGGAAACTGTATCTAAACTGTCATCGCCCTGGCTATACTGTCAGGGTTCACCACAGGGACGGTATTGCGACACTTTGACGCTTTAGCCAGGATGGGGAAGGGGTCCCCCTAGTGCCTACACCAATGGGGGCCTTACAGGCACCCCATTTGGGTAGGTATACACTAGGGGTCCCCGTCCCCAGATCATCCGTTGGTTTTGATCACAGATCAATTTGAGAATTGGCTCCTTGACACAAGAGTCACAAGGTTATAGACTAGACACAAGGAGGTACAAACTACATGCCGATGCGGGGTTATCTCAAGACCTCAGATCGTACCAGAATCTCAACCATCTCAGTGGATGGACGACTCGATAGAAGGAAGAAGATCGAGCTAACTCGGTTCTCCACCAAGTCAGGCCGTAGCAAGATGTATGTGCGTGACTGCGTAGAGCATGATTCTTCTGGGAGCATGGGGGGGTTGCTACCAGTCGAGCTCTTCGGCAACACCGGCAAAACCTGGGCATCACTGGGAGTTTTCAAATGCTGCGTACTTTGCTGGCGGATCATTGACCCAGCATTCCCTGTGGTTTCAGAACAGCCGGCCGAAGCCAGCTATGAAGAAGATAAGACAAGAACTAATGCGAGTCGAGCCAGGAAGGTAAAGAAAACTAAGCGCATTGTCACTTCCGACCGAGAAGAAAGAATCCCACTTGCTGATAAGGTCTGGGAATTCTTGGATGTTCGAGTGAATGAATGGTTCACTACTCAGGAAATCATGGCAGCGGTTGGTAGTTCTCGAGCTGGAGTAATCAACGTGCTGAAGCCTCTGGTTGCTGAAGGGGCGGTGGAAGTTATTCGCGGCGGGCACGGGATGGGAGATTCTACGAAATACTCTCACCAGGAAACGGAAGCTTAAGAGCTCTTTTGACAGACTGAGATTTTTATGGTCTAGACGGGACAAAACTATCCCCCGGGGTTGATGGGGACATCAGCATCAGCAACTCCTTTCAAAATTTCGCAAACAACGCTGGGGAAGTGGTTTTCCATGATCTGGGATGTAGGAAGGGTTTCAAACAACTCCTTGACAAACTCAATCTGGTTATAATATATCGCGCGCGGTCCTTTATATAGTCACGCGACGGGACGAAACCGGAGCATCCCCTGGGAAGTAGAAGTTGCTGGGGATGTGTGATGTGTTTATAACTACCCCTTGACAATGGGATCCAGAGATTATATATTAGTAATGGCCGACGGGACCGTCCCGACGGGACTAGGATTTAGGGAGGAACGACCACCAATGACAACGCGGAGGCACTACACCTGGGGGCAGATCTTCTGGTCTGGCCCGACCACCTCCCGATGGGGGATCTTCCGCAAGGGCTATGGCACCATCATCCGCCTCGGCCGCTTTGGGCTCTGGGTTCGATGAGCCGCCCCGCCTCCATCCGCTCTTCCTCCTCCCCCTTTGTCCGCCAGAAGCGGAAGGCAGGTTCCCAGAAACTGGGCCTGGATATGGAGAAGATCGACATCTCCTACAATCACCGGGAGGCTGACCGCGAGAACAACTTGAATCTCACCTACCTCAGACTGGAACTCATAGCCGCCGAACGGGATGGGAGGTACTCCAAAGCCAAGAAGCTCCGCCGCACCATCAACCAAGCACTGGAACAGGGCCTCTACCTCACCCATTCCTGGTGCCAGGGATGCAACAACGTTCTTCACAATTGCAACTGCTAGGAGATTAGGATGAACGACCAGATTACCATCGACGGGATGAACTTCGCCCGCCCAACCGATCGCGCCCATGCCGAGAGGATCGCAGCCCGGTGGGAACAGGGAGCTGCCAACTGGGAAGAGGGGGAGCCCGAGAGGATCCAGTGCGAGAAGATCGCCGCAGCCTTCCGAGAGATTGCGAAGAAGCTGGCATGAACCGCACACGCAAGGTACTCAGCACCCACAAGCATTGGGATGATGCCAAGCAGGCCGAGGCAGATCTCATCAACAAGGGGGCCGATCCCAAGTTCCTCCAGGTTCGACGCAAGGCGGATCGATTCGAGCTGGTGGAACGACAGTGAACCTCGTCACAGCCCGGAGCCTCGCCCAGGAACTCATGGACATCCAGATGGGTAGCGCGGAGGACGCGAAGAACCTCTTGGACGACAACTTCTTCTCGGTGGATGAACGCACGATGATCGAGAACGAGATCGACATGATCGCCAAGGATATGGAGGAAGATCTGGCATGAGCACCACCGTTTGGACAGACGCGATCCACAAGTACGTCCCGGATGCAGATGGACGATGCACCTCCGGTTGGTACAACGACCAGCAGGAATGGGTGCCCTGTGGCTCCTCACAACGCTCCTCCGTTCTCCATGACGATCCCGAGTCAGAGTTCCGTCAGATGCATGATCACGGTGGCGGGGATTGCATGTGCTTCGAGAGCGAGGATGGCCCGAGCTTCTACGAGGCAATGGAAGACTTCAAGAACTACAAGGCGGGGTACAAGTAGATGGCAGCTCCCAAGCACCGAGTAGTTCGTCGCGGGGACAACATCCCGGACGTTTCCGCCTACAGCCACTACAACGAAGAGGCTCAGGCGATCTGGTACGCCGAGAACCGCTATGACATGGAACATGCAGATGAGATCCTAGACGAGGGCTGGGAAGATTACGAGGAGGACGATGGCGAATAGCCTCTACAGGGATTGCCCTTCCTGTGGCTATAAGCTTTGCTGGATGGACCAGCACTTCTACGATGAGTGCCCCATGTGTGGAGGAAGTACAATGGCAGAACACGACGATCCCGATCGCCATGATGTGCCTCGCCCGACGGAAAGCCAGCAGCTTGCCAAGAAGGCGAAGTTCGCATTCAACAGGTACAGCAGCCACGAAAAGAAGCTCGTGGAAGATGCCTGGAACAACCGCTCGGAAATGGAGAAGCAGGATATCAGGGATGAAGTCGAATTGGATCTTCTCTAAAGCCTCCTGAGATGAGTTTATAACATCTTATTGACAATCGGATCCAGAGATTATATAATATAGTTGACGGACGCGCCCGCCCGTCGGACAACCGTCAGGACTAAGGAGGCTAGGATGAACGACATAACGACTACCGCAATGGACAAAATGGAGGAACTTCGTCTCCTCCAAGCCCATATGGGGATCATCAGTCAATCCTTCAACCGCCTGCACAATATGGGGTTCGACCATTTCGACCTCGACCCATTGGACAACATCGAGAGGCAGTTCTCCGACACCATCGCCGACCTTCCCTATCCCACTACCCAAGACGAGATGATCCTCTACCTCGAGATCACCAAGGAGGATGCCTGGGATATCTCCTCCGCCCTATCCCATCCTTGCCCTACCCACCCCAACGGGTTCTTCTCAACCGACATCATGTACAATCCTAATGGGGACGAGTACCGCACAACTGACGAGGAGGATCGTATCGTCATCGACCACTTCCGCGACATCCACGCCATTGACCTCACCGACCCCAAGATCAACTGGAGCTTCTCTACCTAATGCCTGACAACGACCCCCAAATCCTCGGGATGATCCAGGCATACTACCTCAAATGGCTGAACTTCGACCCCCATCGACTGGAGGAGCCATTCACAATCGACAGCTTCTGGCCAGCCGAGTGCCAGATCATCTCTCGCCTCCATGTGGGATGGGGGTTCGAAAGTTTGGAGGTGGTCAACTGCTTCCTGGGCATGGGGGATGAAGGGGGACCGGCACTTCTCACGGTTCATCTCGATACCAGAGATGACAAGGAACCCCGAATCATCTTCATCGCGCAGCACTTCGATACTGCATCAAGGGAGATCTACCGGGAGAACTACATGGACAACAAGCCCATATGGACCTGATCCCCGGAGCCCAAGGGGTTCCAATGTGGATCAACTAGCGGAGGATCATGAATCCGGATGCTCTTCGACCGGCACGCCTCGACCAATACATCGGCCAAACCCACATCAAAGAACCACTTGCCGCGGCTATTGCCTCTTCCAAAGCACGAGATGTGGCGCTACCGCATGTTCTTCTTTCAGGCCCGCCTGGATTGGGAAAGACAACTTTGGCATTGATCCTCGCGGCGGAAATGGGATGGCCGATGATCGACCTCATTGGGTCAACCGTTGGAACGCCAAAGGATCTTAGCTACAAGCTTATGTTCCTCCAGACTAAGACGATGTTCTTCATCGACGAAATCCATGCCCTCCGCAATCCAGTCCAGGAGGTTCTCTATCCAGTCCTGGAGGATGGGAGGCTCCTCTATCGCGGGCAGAATGGATCGAATGAGGTAGCACTTCTGCCACTCACTGTGGTAGGGGCAACCACACATCTGGGCAAACTCGCTCAGCCGTTCATTGACAGGTTCCAACTGCAATTCGAGCTTCAATTCTACAACAACGCTGATCTGGTCATACTTGGAGGCATTACAGCCCACAAGTTGCACCTCAAGATCGACGATATCGGCCTGGAGGCTATCGCATCCCGATCACGGGGAACACCGAGGTACGTGAACAACTATCTCAAATGGCTTCGCGACTTCGCCATCTATCGACCAGCCTTGGTACCCAAGGTTATCTCGGAAGATTACGTGGTCAGCATCCTTTGGGACAAGCTGAAGATTGACAACAAGGGGCTCACCGCCCTCGATCGCCAGTACCTCCGAGCCTTGGAAACCTTTTCAACCCCAACGGGCCTGGAGGCTATTGCATCCCAACTTAGGCAGCAGGAGGTGACACTCGAGAACACCGTCGAACCTTACATCCTCTATTCGGGGATGGCAGCACGGATTAGGAACGGTAGGCAGATTACGGAAGCAGGCCGGGCACATCTCGCCAGCCTGAGAAAGAGGAAGAAGTAATGGACACACATCACCTGATCATCAGGGGGCTCCACACCAGGCTGGAGGCGGAGAACATCGTTTTCCACCAGCTCCCATCAGCCATCTTCATCACCAAGGTAGTACCCAACTCGAATGGGACGATCGTCAACATCGACTCGAACGCCTACCCTTGGGGGGATCTGGAGGGCGTTCTCAACACCTGGATGAACAGCAGCGCATACTCAAGCCTATCCTGGTGGACCCGGGCTGTGGAAGAGGATCCTTACCTTGCCTGACAACGACTTCCCCTACACGGTTATCACGGCTGATGGAACCTTCAGCGGCAGATTGACAGATGAGGATGTACTAGAAGTGAGAGAGATGAACCTCGAGCCCAACTACGAGCAGACTACCAAGTTCCTCGCGGAGGCAATCTGCCAGGGAGCTTCCGAGAAGCCCTACCTCGCCATGTACTCCGTGCTCGATCAGTTCCGATACCTCATGCAAACAGACAAGCCCGCTGCCATGAGGATCATTGAGCACTTCAGCATCAAGTCGAAGTCCTGGGAGCCCGATGCCTCTGTGGGCGGGGAAGATGCTCATCTCGAGGAGGCTTACGAGGATCGGTTCGAGTCGGACTTGGATTGAGAAGTGTTTATAACAACTCATTGACACACGGTTCCAGAGATTATATAATAACTATGACGGACCCGCCCGTCGCCCGACAAGGGCTCAGGAATTAGGAGGTAGGATGGACAAGGATCAGATCCTGGGGGACAAAATCCACAGGAAGTACCTGGAGGATCTCCTCGAGAGGAACGTCTTCTGGTGGAGGAACCGTTCCGAATGGGGCCAGATGTTCCAGTACGAGGTATTGGATCGCAAGCTCATCACTAACCCAGAGGAAGAGGCGGCTGCACGCCAGATTATGGAGGATCGACTCAATGGAAATGCCTGACTACCCCAAGCCCTTCCTGAACAGGGAAGAGGCTAATGAGAGGCTCAGGGTACTGGGCTTCGAGTTCACGGATGAGGTCGATCCGCGACTGGTGGATTCACCACAGGGAAGGCAGAAGTTCACAGCCCTCCAGGAGCTCATTGCCGCAGCCGTAGCGGAATGGTCTGATGCTCGCCCGGATGAAGGGGATAGCTGGGATCGCTACGACAACGAGCTCCAGGAATGGGCTCAGGAATGGCTCGCAGGATGAGCTACCTCGACGACAAGGATCACGACTGGAGCCTGGATACAACCCTGCCAGTTCCAACGATGGGGGATATGGTGGATGAACTCGCGAACCGTGAACTAATGGAGGAGGAACTGCGGATCATCTTCCAAGGCTTCATCGGCCTTGTGGAACGCCATCCGCACATTCCCTTCACGCGCTGCCTCCATACCTCAATGATCTGGTACTTCGGATGAACGACGACTGGCACGATCCCATTCCCCCGTGGCTGGACAAACTGCTTACCAAGTTCTTCTTGGCAACAGCCATCTTCGCCATTGGGTACTTCACTATCCACTTCATCCTCGATATCGTCTGGAAAGGCTGAACATCTTGGGAGACACCACTAGGATTATGATCCAGCGAACCTGGAAGGTGGAACGTATTGGAATGCTAGAAGAGGTACAACTGGACAACGGCGCGATTAGGTTCCGAGCTTCTATTAGGGATTCGGGCAGGGAGAACGCCTTCCTCGTCCGGTGGTTCAACGATCCCACACCCGCAGCCGACTTCATCGACAAGGTTGAGAACGGAAACTACTCAGAAGAGAAGAGGTAAGATCATGGCACTTCCGCGCAAGACTCCTCTGCCCGCAGATCGCTACATCGAGAGCCCGGAGCAGGACCGCATCATCATCGAGCGCCGAGAGCTCATTGGGGAGGTCCAGAGTTCCAAGGACGGCCACATCCCCATGGTGGTTGCCGCCTTCAATCTGGCTGGCGAGTACCTCAATGGTCAAGCATCCGCAGGCATGGACCCGGCTCGGGTTGAGTTCACCTACAAGGGCGTTCGCTTCACCGCAGCCTTTGGCGACGAGGAGGGTTAGATGAGCCTCATTTCAGAAGTTCGCAGGGGCGAACACGACGAAGATCTTGACGAGCTGCTTCTCGCCATCCAGGCAAGGAAGAAGACCATCGGCGTTCTCAACTTCAGCTCCTTCAAGGTTGGGGATCGAGTACGCTTCGTGCCTACCATCAAGCCTACGTACCTCCGAGGGATCGAAGCACGGGTGGTGGGAAAGAAGGTCTCCAAGCTGATCGTCCGCATGGATGCCTCTGTGGGACGGTTCCACGGGGATATCAGGGTTCCGGGTTCCTTGGTCGAGAAGATCTAATGCCCAGTACCATCGCCGAGCTCGAGGAATGGGCTGGGCGGTTCCATTACGACATCGACACAATTGCCAAGCCCGGATCAGACAACCTCTGGATCGTTACCCTACGCCATCGCAGCGCGGCTCGGCAGTTCTCCGGTTCCTATAGCCAACATCACGTCAACCCCATCACAGCCTACCGGAATGCTCTTGGCATCGCGGTGGGTAAAGCTCAAGCTTGGGAGGGTAGGAAGTAGAGATAGATTGAGGCTCTTCGTAGAAAGAGGTCATTGACAACCACAGTCAGGCTGTAATATAATACATCTGTACTTCAGACACCAACGTCTGAACTCAAGGAGGCCAGAAGTGGCAGCAGCAACCAAGAAGGCAGTCAAGCCCGCGGCAGTCGAGCCCGTCGAAGTCGAGGATGACGACGAGCTCGAGGAGCTTGACGAAGTGGAGGAGGCGGTCGCGGAAGAGACCACCACCACCACGAAGAAGGCGAAGAAGGCGAAGGCAGTCAAGCCCGAGCGCCAGGGGTTCTCCACCAAGGAGGCCGCTGAGCTCCTGGGCATCACGCCGGTTCGCCTCCGCCGTATCCTCCGCAGTGAGGATGGCGGGCACGCGGACAAGGAGTACACCCGGTACGACCTCACGCAGGAGGAGGTCGATCACATCAAGGAGCTCCTCGCTTCCGGAGCCGCGTCCAAGGCTGAGAAGAAGCCGAAGAAGTCCAAGAAGAACACCGCGGTCGAGGAGGGAGCCGCCGAGGTCGAGGAGGAACTCGACACCCTGGACGATCTGGCTGATGACGACGAGGACGAGGATGTCGTCGAGGTCGAGGATGTCGACGACGATGAGGATGAGGACGAGGAGTAATCCTCCACCTCTAGTCTAGCAAGAGGAAGGGGATGGGTAGCACCATCCTCTTTCTTTTGTGTGTTCAGCTACCTCAGCATCTACCCAGGGTACATCATAGTATGTCGAGTAGGCAGTTTGGAAGAGGCTCCCCCAGGAGCATAGGGGGGTCATGTAGAAGGGGAGCTAAACCTCAGCCTCTTAGCCAGCCTTGTCTAACTAGGAGCCTCTTAGCCCGAAGCCAGCCTGAAGCTTCAGCCTCAGCAGCACTCAAGATCACCGCCCCCGACACCAGGTTTGAGGTTCACACAGGTACATCCAACTACTGCAGCAACGAAGCTTCAGGATGTTTGCCCCATTCGGGGCCTGCTGATGCTCTGGTTTCCAAGAGCGCGGCACTTCAACATCAGCAACAACCGAGGACCGGGGCTCTGAACCAGGGTCCTGGGTTTGGTCCCGGGCTTCAAACCTAGGACCTATCCTACCCCAGCATCAACATCAGCATCAACAGCCCGAAGGTAGGAGATGCTGAGGTTTCATCCCAGAAAACAACCGCAGCAACGATCACATATAAACCGCCGTTTATGAATTCTAGGATTTATGATGTTAAGAAACCTCAGCATCAGCTGAGTTTTTGAGGAGGTCGCGGCGCGACGTTACGGGACGCCCAAACCTCAGCATCCCGTAACGCTGCGAAAGTCAGGCGTTACGGCCGGCGTCTCGCCCTGGCTTTCGTAACGGTGTTGCGTCAGGCGAGACACTCGCCCCGCGCGCTTGCATGGCCGGTACAATTGACGCGCACCCCCGGCCATGAGAGCAGGGGGGCTAGTCACCGGAGGGCCGACATGGCCGCAGCAGTCACGTTCAACGCTCGCACGGTCGCGGCGATCGTCTCGAAGCGCGTCGGGCGCAAGGTGTCCGACAAGCAGGTTCGCGCCTACGTGCGCGACACGATGGCCGCGTATCAGGACGACGCCTATACGCACCATGCGTACACCGCCAAGCAGCGCGACGCGATCGTCAATGGAATGGTCGCGCGGCGCCGACCGGGCGCCACGGGCACCAGCGGGCGCGCCGCAGCGGCGTCCAGCGGGCGCACCCCGCAGCGCAAGGCGACCGCCCCCAAGGCGACCGGGACCGCCCCCAAGGCGCCCAAGGCGCCCAAGGCGCCCGAAACGACCGGGGGGGCGCCCACGGCCTGACGCGCGACCGCACGGCAGTCTGGCGGACACCCGCCAGACTGTCGTTTTTTTGGCCCGTGACTGAAGCCGGTGTTGGTAGTTCAGAAGTTGTACCCCTAAATCTCAAGATGTGTTGACTGTCGGCAGGGACTCGGCGCCCTGTGGCCTTGTGATGCCTCTGAGAGGATGCGTGATGGGGGTAGGCGGTCTTCTACCCCCAGGACAGGTCTATTGACTTGGTCGGCACTTTGGTGAACGCCACCGGGAAACTTTTACTATAAGAAGTAGATGAAGAAGGTGATAAAAATTTCGAATGATCAGAGGGTAAACCTGAGCATCAACATCAACCATAACCCTGTACCGGGTAGATGTTGATGTAGGGTGAAGAGATTTGATGTAAGCTCTTCCTTTACATGAAAACCCTAACATCAGCAGCCTTGACAAGAACCTGGAGATGGTATTATGATACGCAGGTAGTAGAAGCTCCGCTTCTCCGGGCAGGGCTCCTGGTTCCACAGCTACCCTCATGTCAAACGAGGGGAACAGTTGGGAACCCAAACTTCCAGGCTACAGGTCCTATTCCCAGGGAAGAGCTCACGAACCTAACACTTCCCCGGGTTCAGCAAAGGGTTGAAGTAGATGTCGGGTACAAACTCAATCCACCCTAGCCCAAAAGCAGGGAAGAGTTTAGTATCCAAGTACACCCAAGATTATCTTCAATCTCTTCCTTATGATACCTTCAGGGAAGTCCTAGTTTGCGGCCATAGCCCTCACTACCTCCTGAAGCTTTATAAGGAACAGCCCTGGTTCTGTGGCCTTTGTTTCTTCCGAGAAGGCACAGAAAGTGAAGTTCCGACCCGCATTCATCAGTTCAAAACGCTTGCGGACAATGGGAACCCACAAACCACAGCGAAAATGATCAGTCATATGCATGTAAGTATGGGATTGAAGCCACCCGAACCGGGTGAAGCTCTCTCAGACTTCCGCAAACGACGATCGGCCCTCGCGCGTGAGCAATATACTACGCGCAACCCGTTCGATCATTCGAAGATAGTACCCCAGTTCAGGTTGGAACCTTTCTCCCGACCCGCTCCGGGATTGTTCCCTATCACGTCCGCCCTGTGGCGCCTGATGGGATACCAACCGCCGTTGGGCCGGGTTCTTGTTCTTGGGGTAGGTGGCCGGACGGAAACTGAGATAGCTGCCACTATCTCGGTTTCCGTTCTTGATGTTTACATCCGTATGGCGAAAGCGATTCGGGTGGCAGTGGGGTTCATTCCAGATGGCGACACGACAAGATCTGGTTCAGCTTCCTCCGAACGCCGGGGCAGGGGATCGCAAGAGGCTGGAAGCGACGAATCGGGGCCTGGCGATCCTCAATCCGACCGGTAAGGACTACGAAGATTACCACGAGGAAGTAGTCAAGAAGCCCCGCATGAAGTATGCGGCGATGCGAGCTCACATGGAGATGTCAGCCCAAGCGCTGGCTGTGGGCTCAACGCAGAAGCTCGCCGCTCAGTACGCGGGGGTTTCCGCTCGTCAGATCAAAAAGTACATGCAGGATGCTGACTTCAGAGCTCGCATCCTCGAGCTTCGAGCAATTACGACCTCGAAGATCAATGGCCGCATCATCCGTGAACTTGATCGACGCACTGGTAACGAAACGATCAAGAACATGGAGCTGCTGGACATGCTCCGGATCATGGATCGCCTTAGTCCCTCTGGAGGGAAGGGGATGGCGATCAACGTGGAAGGCGACGTGAATGTCGGAAACAAGTATGACAATATCCTCGCCGCGCTCTTCGCTCCTGACCCCGGAAAGAATGGGAGCGATTTTCCGGAGTACGGGGCTTCAGACGTTCTCGTACCAGGCACAAGTTCACCGCTCGACGGCTAGATTCCGCGTTCTCAACGGCGGACGACGCATCGGGAAGTCAGTTCTGGGAGGGCGGGAAGCCTTCGCGCAGTGCATCATTCCCGGTTCGTATATCTGGATCGTAGGTCCGACGATGGACCTTGCTGAGAAAGAGTTCCGTGTCGTCTGGAACCTCGTCGTCAACAAGGGCTTGATCCCCGTTCGACGCAAGTCAGAACGAGAGCTGTTCATCCAGTTCGAAAACGGCTCCATGATCGAGTGCCGGTCCGAAGAGAACCCGGATCAGCTCATCGGGGAAGGCTTGGACTTCATCGTTCTCGCCGAGGCTGCTCGGTTGAAGGAACGGACCTGGCATCAGTACATCCGGCCGGCCCTTGCCGATCGCCAGGGACGAGCTCTGTTCTCGTCAACGCCGCGAGGCTTCAACTGGTTCCATGAGTTCTTTCTCAAGGGCCAGAGCAACGACAATCCCGATCATGCCTGGTGGGAATCCTGGACAGTTCCGTCCCGGTCGAACCCGATCCTTCCTCCTGAAGAAATCGAGGAAGCCCGCCGGAATTCATCGCCGGAGGCCTTCGCACAAGAATGGGAGGCCAAGTTCATCGCATACGGTGGACTGGTATTCCCCGAATTCACTTCGGAAGTTCACGTTCGCTCCCACGTCTTCAATCCCTTGCTTCGAACGTCCCTGTGGGTGGACCCCGGATCAGCAGCCCCGTACTGCGTTCTCCTGGTTCAAATCACGCCAGAAGAGGAAGTTCACGTTCTGGATGAGATCTACGTCACGCAGCATACAACAAGTGACGTAGTGAGGCTTGCCGAGAACAAGTGGGGTCCGTACATTCTCAATGACTTCGGCAATCCTCGAGAGGAGATTGACGTTGTTGTTGACAAGGCGGCTTCTGAAGCAATTGCTACTTGGAGACTTCGCGGCTATCGGACGCGATCGGAGAAGCCGACGAACGTCCGCCGGGGGATTGAAGTTCACCATATGTTCCTCCGCGATCCACTTCGATCCACCGATCAGCTCATCGTCCCTCGTATCACATACGACCCTCGTTGTAAAGCGGCAATCAAGGAACACGGACTTTACCATTACCCGGACACGATCCGACAGCGCGTAGAAGTCAACTCGTCCGAGAACCCTGTGGACATCGACAACCACACTATCGACGCAGTTCGATACGGGTACTACAACTACTTCCCCGCTCTCTTCAATGAAGATCGCAAGGATGAGAGCTACGAAGCGGTGAGTTGGAATCAGGTCATCCCGGACATGGATGAACGAGTATCGCTGGGGTTGGAGTATTAGATGGCTATTCCGCGAACTGAACAGCGTTCCGTTCCGAAGTCGAACTCTGGTCTGCACTCTCATGAGCTTACGACGTACCACGATGAGGTCGTCGTTCCGCTGATGAACGCGGTTACAGACCTAAACAAGCGTCTTCTGGTGTTGGAGAAGCCCCCGATCGTCACGCCACCCCCTGTGGAGCCTCCCCCAGTCATCACGCCACCCCCTGGGATCAAGGTCACTTCGATTCAGGCTCTGCTCAACGCCCTCGCTGATAACAACGCGAAGGACATCGTAGTCGCGAACGGACGATACCCGGTAGCTCCGGTTCACACGCAGCAGGCAACTAGCTTGTGGATTGGCTCTAGGTTCGCAGGCAGAACCAATCCTGTAGTCGTTCGAGCTGAGACGCCTGGTGAAGTCATCTTTGATGGTGGTGGGGCGAACACCGGTCACATCACCTTTGTTGATGGAGCCCACGATCAGGACTGGAGAGGCTTCTCCCTCGACAACGCGAAGCCTTACCAGAGCGGTTCGGTCGTGTTCGGCGCGTACGGCAAGCCGGCACCTCATCACATCAGCCTGCGGAAGTTGTCGGTTCTGAGGGGTATCGTTGCTGCGACCGCGAACAACGATCATGCCATGTATTTCAGCTCAGATGCCTGGCATGATGTCCTGATCGAGGACTACCTCTGCACCCCAGGAGCTGGGATCAAGTCGGCACTTCAGTTCTACCACGCGCCGAACGGCTACAACCTGACCGTGCGTCGGATGAAGGTTGACGGAGCGCAGCCAATGTCCGCGATCCTCATCTACGAGGGCTCCGTCCGCGACGTGCTGATCGAGGATAGCCAGATCACCGGAACTGCGACTCCGCTGAACGTCAACGCCTGCGGACCGAACGTCGTTCTTCGCCGCGTTGTCTCCAACACCGGCCGTCAGCCCTACTATCCGAGCGGCAAGCCTGCTGGGCTGATCCTCGAGAACTGCACATGGGGCTGACATGAACCAGGTTCAGCAGGCAATCGCGAAGGTTGCCGGACTTGAAGATGTCTTCGAGGAACAGAATACGCAGCTCACCGAAGTCCGCGACGCTGTTGAACATCTGTATTCAGATAACCAGATGCTTCAGCGGACGATCGAGGACATCGACTACCTGAACCTCTACGATATCAACAATATCGGAGAGGTTCTTCCTGGTGCGGATAGGAAGAAGACGATCACGCGTCTTCGTCGTTTGCGCCATGACAATCCGCTCGCGAAGCAGGCTGTCAAACTTATTCTCCGGTTCACCCTGGGAAAGGGTGTTCAGTGGGTTCTTGCCTCTGAACCTCCGGATGAGAACGAGCAGCCCGCCTCTGAGGTTCCGGTTCCTGGGCAGAGCGCCAACGGCAAAGCAAGCCTGCTTGAAGGCGACAAGCCTCACGCTGCGTACCGACCAACGCAGACGAAGTTTGTGCAGCTGCCGAGAATGGCGCGAGCCCAGGAACTGGATACTGGGAATGGGTACGATCCCAGCAAGAATGGCAATGGGAACGTCCCGCCGAACAATCCCACGAATGAAGTTGAGCCCGTCGTCCCGAGCATTCGCAGCAATGGACCGAACAGCGCAGCCAAGGACGATCAGGTTCGAGAGATTGTCGAGGCGTTCTGGAAGGATCGGGACAATCAACTCGCGATTACGTCCCACAGGGCAATGCAGGAATTTCTGGATGACGTCATCACGGATGGCGAGAAGTTCTACGCATGCTTCTCAGAAGACTCACCGCCGTACATCAAAGTCACCGAGATTCCCCTCGAGGAAATTGATGGAATCGTCTACAACCCGGACAATCGCCTTGAGCCAGTGCTCTATCGTCGGTTGTTCCAGTCCCAGAAGTACGACGGGACAAATGATCGTTACGTACCCGATGGTGATCCGAAGGTCAAGTATTACCTGGATTATCGCATCACCGACGAGAAATGGAAGGAACTGAAGAAGCTGATCAAGATTCCAGCATCGAAGCTGGTGACTGATCGGAAGATTCGGCACTCCTACGTGAACCCCCTGTGGACGAAGTCCGGGAAGCGGGGGATTTCAGAACTCTATTCGTCTCGTGAATGGTTCCGCGTCTTCCGTGAATTCATGGAGGGTCGAGCTGCCATCAATCAGGCGGCCCAGAGCATCTCCTACAAGCGGAAGGTGAAGGCCGGACCGACAGCAGTTGCTCAGTTCCAAGGCACATTCGGTGGGATGAGCACTGGAGCTGACGCTGGCAGCGAGACACGCAAGCTCACACGTCCGAATCCAGGAGCTGTGTACGACCACAACGAGGCGATTGACCTCGAGTGGATGAAGACGGACACAGGAGCTGCAAACGCCAAAGAAGATGCCAAGATGCTGCTGATGGTCGGCGGTGCTGGCATGGGAACGATGGTTCACTACTTCGGCGAGGGTGGCGACGCGAACCTCGCAACTGCTCAGTCCATGGAACTTCCGATGGTGAAGACCTATGAGGATTGGCAGCAGTGGATCGACGACGAATACAAAGAGTGGATCCGATACTCACTCACGGCGGCACTTGACGACGACGAGCTTGTGGAAGCTGCGATGGAACGGGTCGGGTTCACCTTCCCGCCAATCATCTCACAGGACGTTGTGAAGTTCACCACTTCTTGGGCTCAGATCGTTCGCGACATCGCTCCGAACAACATGCGCGTGAAGCAGGAAGCTATTCGCGGGTCGCTCAACATCATGGGCGTCGCCAACATCGACGGCATGATGCCTGAGGTGGAAGCGGAGATGGAGCACGCAGAGCAGCTGCGGATTCAGCAGCAGCAACTGCTGGCGGCGAGTTTGGCTGCTGGCGGAGCCCCTGAAGAAGGCGGGACGGACCGTCCAAAGGCGAAGCTTCCGACTGGTGGGCTCGGACCTAACACCCAGCACCTAGTGAAGGGTAAGGGCGAGAAGGTTTCGAATGGCCCAAAGCCGGAATGACTATCAATCGTTCAGAAGGGCAGATTCGCCATATCTGCACCCTGATAGCCGTTCCTTTGGACTCGCTGACGGAAGAGAGATTGAGCGATCTTTCGTGGCTGCTGGACGGACGCTCAACCGCGAGCTCCTATTTCTCGTTGATGGTCTTGCCTCCGGTTCTATTGGTTTTCGAGGATTCGTTGCAAGAAGTAAGGCAGTCATCTTTCGTGCATATTACATCGCCTATTCACTAGGCGCTATCTCGATCTTCCCATTCTACACTATGACAGATCGAGATGTTAGGATCCTTAGTGAAGAATTGGCTGAAGAAACCGGGTTCCTTCGAGGTTTTGCTCGCGATATTCGTGCTGGGGACGTTCTTCTTGATCCGGTTCATCGCTCGAGGCTGTATCTGCTAGGACTGCGGGGAATCTTCGAGCGGGGACGGGTTGAAGCAATGCCTCCCGGCCCCTACAGATGGCGACTGGGAATCACCGAACACTGCTTAGAGTGCCAGCTTGCCTCCTACCAGGGTCCATACCAACGTGATAGGACCTCTGGATTAGGACTTCCACCGCTTCCAGGAGCCCCAGGCGACGGTTCTGTCTGCCTCGGACTCACGCGCTGTGGTTGTACAATCGAGTTGGCGAATGGGATTCCTCTACCTAATGAGGATCTTGCTGACAGACTGCGAGGGCTGTTACTGGAGGTTTCGAATGGGCCTAGAACCAATGCTTCAGGAAATGCCACTTACTGACGAACAGCGTGAGCTCCGTTCTCAGTTCTTCGAAGCGACCGGTTACGGTCCCTCCGACATTCTCTCGTTGAACTACCTACATCGAGAGTTCCTCACACGCAACGGCGGGCACTACCTGTTCGCCGCAGACGACATCGTGCACCTCGCAGGTCCGCCACCGGCACTTGAAGATCGGTGGGACTTCTAGGAGGAAATCATGACAGACGATACCACGACCACTGGTTCCAGCACCGGCAACTCCGGCGATGACGCGGGCAAGGCGAAGGCCGAAGCTGGCGTTGGCGACAACACACCGGAAGAGGGTCAGATCAACACCCTCGACGACCGGAACCCCGGCACCAGCGACAACAACCCCACGCTCTCGACGCCTGATCGCATCGAGCCGAAGGGGCAGTCTTCAGATGCTGCGCCGGCGACGGACAAGAACACCGCCGTCTTCCTGAAGAAGTCAGGGTATAAGAAGGGCGATGTCATCTCCGTGAACGCCCAGAAGCGGACATTCGTCACTTCCAACGGTGGGAAGTATCAGCTCACCAAGCAGGGTGAGGTTCGCATCCTCAAGGGCCCGAACTACCCCGAGATGGAAGCTGAAGAGCTGCCGGTCTAGGAGGAAAGGATGCCGACTGAACGGATTGAACACGAGGTCGAAGCCCTCGAAGCGGAGTTCAGCAAGGACGAAGCCACGGGGAAGATGACGGCGAGCGTTGTCATCATCAAGGCTGGTCGCGCAAAGAACCCACGGAACTATCGGGCATCCGGGCTCCAGAAGGCTGCCAAAGAAGGCATCTACAATGGGATGCGGATGTTCGTCAACCACAGCTCGAAGCCCCCGCTGAAGCGCGACTTCGGCGAGATGGTTTCTGCGGTTGAGAGCACATCGTGGGACCCCACGATCAAGCCTTCAGGCGGCATCCGGGGCGAGATCGAGTTCTTCGACGAGAAGTTCTTCGATCAGGCACAGCGTGCCCGCAAGTACATCGGGGTTTCAGCCGACCATCGCATTCGCGTCATCCCCGCGATGGAAGGCCAGAAGATGATCGAGGACGTCCTCGAGATCCCATTCGCCCGGTCTGTGGACTGGGTTCTTTATCCCTCCGCCGGAGGGGAAATCCTCAGTTTCGCGCGTGAAAGCGAAGGAGAAGACCAGGTGGAGTGGAGCGAGGTCACGATCGATGCGCTGAAGGCCAACGCGCCCCAGCTCATCGAGCAGATCAAGGCCGAGGTCAAGCCGGTCACCGAGAGTGAGGATGATCCGCCTCCCACTCCGACTGCCGACGAGATTACGGCGATGATCGCCAAGGGCGTTCAGGAAGCAGTCCAGAGCGCCAACGAGCAGAATGAGAAGAAGGCCATCACCGCGAAGTCCGTTCGGGACTACGTGGCGAAGGCTGGGCTTCCGCCGCGGGTTCAGACTCGCGTCATCGGGCTGTTCACGGATGCGCTCGAGTACGTCGAGGACGATGTCAAGCTGGCCGTCGAGGATGCAAAGGAGGAGCTGAAGGAGCTTGGAGTTGGCCCCGCCATCAAGGGTGAGGGTCCGTCGGGTGCTGCCGGTGGCGGTGGCAAGCCCAAGAACACGGACGCTCGTGAGGGCGTCGAGGCGGTTTTCGGGATCAAGCCCGATAAGAAGGACTAAGCCACTACAAGCTCAAGGAGAGCTACACGATGGCACGCACATTCATCGGAGCCGGTCGACGCCGGAGCTGGGTTCCCACGCTCGGTCACAAGGCTGGCGATCTGGTCTACCACCAGGGCTTCTTCGGGGTGAGCAACGACGACGCTGCTTTCTCCTCTGCTCCGACGGCGGCTGATCGGCCGTTCGTTCAGATCCTCGACGGTGTTTGGGATCTGCCTCAGATCTTCCAGGGTGCTAACATCCCTGCCGGTCTTCGGGTCTTCGCAGCCCCGTCGCACACGGCTACTTCGCTTACCCTCTTCCCCGGGATTTCGATCCCGTCCGGCGCAGTTGCTGTGGGCCGTCTGATGGCGACCTACGTGAACGGCGCTTCCTATGCCCGGGTTGTCCTGTTCGGCCCGGAGAACCAGCACACGGTTGGAGGGTAATCTACGGTGCCGAATTCGATGGGTCTTCCCGGTGGGAAGCACGTTCGGCTCTTCGACGCATATCTGGATGCGCTGGAGAACCAGGAAGTCTTCGATGAGGACGCCGAAGAGGCGATTTCCATCAACGACTTCCCCACGTACATGCTCAAGTTGGTTCGTCACCGGTTCCTGACTCGGTTCACCGAGATTCAGGGCATCTGGCCGAGCTACACCCGGCAGATGGACGTGGAAGACTTCGAGGAATCCACCTCGAGCCGCTTCGGCCGGTTCGCCGACATTCCGGAGCGCGGGCTGGGCGGGCAGTACGACCAGCTGGCGATCCGTGAATTCGACAACGAGAAGATTCGCGTGAAGGAGTGGGGCGCTGCGTTCAGCGTCACGCGGCAGATGATCATCTCTGATCGTCTGAACAAGATCGCGGAGCTTCCGGGCCTCCTCGCTGAGGCGCTCGCGCGCACGATGTCGAAGAAGGCCGCCATCACCTGCCTCGCCGCTAACCCGACGATGTACGATGGCAACGCGCTCATCAGCGCGAACCACGGGAACCTGGTCACGACTCCTCTCCTCGCCACCACGGTGGGGATGGGAACGCTCCAGACGCTCGACCTCAAGTTCGACGACATGACGGATGACGAGGGTTACACCATCGTCTCCCCTGGGAACCGCACGCTCCTCATCCCGACGGAGCTCCGGTTCGTCGCGAAGGCGATCAACGAGAACGAGCTGCTCCCGAACGGTTCGTCCCAGCTGGAAGCGAACCTTGTTCGCGGCCTGTGGGACAACGTGATGATCGAGCCGTTCTTCACGGACCCGAGCGACTACTACGTGCTGGCCGATCCGACCGGCGCGCTGAGCCCGATCGCTTACATCACCCTCAACGGCAACACCACTCCGTTCCTTGGCCTCAAGGACCCGGGTGTGAAGGCTGTTCTGGGTGGGAACGATCCCTACTCGTTCGACTTCGACGAGATTGCCTACAAGATTCGGCACGACTTCCACTTCAAGCCGATCGAGTGGCGCGGGATCATCGGTTCCATTCAGTAAACTGATACTGGGGTTAGCCCAGTACTAAACCTGTACCATCGGGTACTAGAAAGGAAACTGGCGGCGGCTATGACGTTCAAGATCTCCCTCGGGATGATCGTGAAGAATGAGGGGCAAACCCTCGCTCAGTGCCTTCTGTCTGTGGCTCCCCACGTAGATGAGATCGTGATTGGTCTCGGTGGGAAGTCCACAGACAACACTGAGAAGATCATCCAAGAGTTCATCTCGAAGGGTGTTCCGATCACGGTCTTCCCAATCGAGTGGACAAACGACTTCTCGGCAGCGAGAAATCAGGTTCTCGATCGAGTCACAGGGGACTACTTCCTGTGGGTCGACGGAGATGACGTGCTTGTCGGAGCTGAAAAGCTCCGGCAGCAGGTCGTTTCAAATCCGAACATCGACGCGTTCTACATGGGCTACGACTACGCTCGTGATGAAGGCGGCAACTGCGTTTGTTATCTGATCCGTGAGCGGCTCGTTCGACTTCAGGACGAGCTCCCTGACAAGGGGTGGCGCTGGATTGGACCGATACATGAGGTTCTCGCACCGCAGGGCTTCGTCCCGGACGGTAAGATGGTTGATGGCATCGTCGTCATGCACCACAAGCCGCCGAACAAGCACGAAGCTGACCGAAACATCAAAATCCTCTACCAGCAGCTCGAAGCCTCTGAACCAAACCCGGATGCCCGAATCCTAGGTTACCTCTGCACAGAGAACATGGGACGCGGCAATCTGCATGAGGCGGTTCTGCACGGTCAGCGGTTCGTAAAGCTTTCTGGGTGGGACGAAGAACGCTACCAGATGCAGCATCGGGTCGCTGATATGCATCGGGTGATGGGGAACTACCAGAAGGCTCTCATCGCGGATATGTCCGCCATCACCATCAAGCCAGAGTGGCCTGATGCTTGGTACGGCATGGCTGAGACATATCTGGCTTTGGAGAACGCAGCTGCGGCGATCGAGTACACTAAGAACGGCGCATCGAAGCAGTCTCCACAGACCATGCTCATCATCAACCCGCTGGACTACTCCTTCTACCCGGCGGTCATCCTCGCGGGCGCGTACGCTCGTTTGAATGATCACGAGATGGCTCTGGCCAACTACCAGAAGGCATTCGAAATCCAGCCTCGTCAGGACATCGCTGATCTGATTACGATGCTCCAGCGAGAGGTTCACCTCGCCTCTGTGGTGAACAACTTCCTCGCTCTCCGAGAGCATCTCGGTCGCAATGATGAGTGGCTCAAGGTTCGCAAGCTGTACGACGCTCTTCCGAAGCAGATTCAGCAGCATCCCGCAATCATGGAAACATGGGAACGGACGATGTTGCAGACCGGTCACGTTGACAATCCTCAGATCATGACTGACTTCTATACGGGTAATCCGCATTGGGAGTCGATGGATGAGGAGATGATCCTCTCGGATGAGTGGAAGAAGTATCCACGATTCAAGTTCGCGATGGATACTGCTCGCCGGATCGGAGCGAAGAATGTCGTCGACTGGGGTTGTTCGGACGGTTTTATCGGACTTCCGCTCGCTCTTGACCTGGGGATTCATGTTACTGGCTTCGATTTGGATCCTCGCTGCACACAACTTGCTACTGATCGTGCGCTACGCTGGAAGGCCGATGCCAGGTTCGAAGTTGGCAACGTGGATGAGATTGGGGCCTGGGAAGGAGAAAAGGCCGATCTGGCCATCTTCTTCGAGGTCATCGAACACGTTGTTGATCCGGCGGCTACGCTAACGCGGCTGGAGAAGACGGCCAAGCATATCATCATGACGACTCCATACCTGTCCTGGGAAGGGGGGAACGTCACCGCCTGGGATCGACTGGAGCCGAAGGGCCATCTTCGCATCTTCGACCAGTACGACCTTGAGAAGCTGATGGCGCCTCGGGGCAAGATTCATAATCTGTACCGACAGCCGTGGGCTAACAGGGGCTGGCTGTTCGCAGAGTACGAGCCGGGAATCACGCAGGACAAGACAATCATCTTCGGGGCGATGGGATCGCCTGAAGCCTGGAACCCTCGTACCCTCACAGCTTCCGGGCTGGGTGGTTCTGAGACTGCTGTCATCAAAGTGGCTGAAGCATTCTCGAAGCAGGGCCACAGGGCGATCGTCTACTCCAGCGTGGATGAACCTGGCTACTACGATGGGGTCTGCTATCGGGATCAGACGCACTTCCGCTCTCAGATTGAGTCCGATCTGTTCATCGCCTGGCGATGGCCGGAAGCTGCGGACCTCCCAATCAACACGAAACGACTCGTCCTGTGGCTTCATGATACGGACGCGGGCGATCGCCTGACAGAAGCTCGTGCCAGTAAGTTCACGGCCATCGTGGTTCTGACCGAGTGGCACAAGCAGCACGTCCTGAAGACGTACCCCTTCTTGAAGGCTGACCGCATCTTCGTCATCGGGAATGGCGTCGACCTCTGCAGGTTCGATGAGCAGGTCGAGCGTAATCCCAACCGGGTGATCTACTCGTCGTCGCCTGATCGTGGCCTCGACGTTATCCTGGAACACATCTGGCCTAAGGTTCTTGAAGAAGTTCCTGAAGCCGAGCTGCACGTGTACTACGGATGGAATAACATCGACAAGTTCACTCCGATGTATCCGCACCTGCAGGAGTTCAAGCATAAGGTGATGAGCCTTATGGTCAACTCGAAGAACGTGACTCAGCACGGTCGAGTTGATCAGGCAGTGCTGGCGAAGGAGTTCCAGCGCTCGTCCCTGTGGCTCTACCCGACATACTTCACCGAGACGTACTGCATCACAGCAGTTGAAGCCCAGCTGGCTGGGGCAATTCCTATCACAAACCACCTGGCTGGTCTTGCAGAAACTGTGAAGTCCGGCGTCATCATCGACGGTGATGTCCACGACAGTGAAGTTCAGGCCAAGTACATCAAAGCCACCGTTACACTTCTCCAGCAGCCGATGAAGGAGCGGAGGGCGATCCATAAGAAGGTTTCGCAACACGCCCCGGCAATCAGCTGGGATAGGGTAGCTGAACTCTGGGCTGAGCAGTTCCTACAGGAGACTCTCCAGTGGCAAACGTTCTCCACGATGTCGGACGAAACTACTTCCTCGGCGGATCAATCAACTGGCTTACGAGTCCTATCCGCGTCGGACTTGTAGCCATCTCAAACACCCCAACAGCATATGTGTTCAACGCTTCGCTGGACACGGTATATACTTCCGTTCCCACAGGGGCGCGGGTTGGGTTCTCGGTCGCCAGCCTCGGGACGAAGACAGCGACTTCCGGTATCGCGGATGGCGCGGATGTTGTCTTCTCGGCAGTTTCCGGCCCGACGGTTGGGGCTCTCGTCGTCTTCGCCTCGACGGCAACCGCTAACGGTTCGGACTGGCCTCTGATCGCCTACATCGATACCGCAACCGGCCTCCCTGTGGGGCCGAACGGGGGCGACCTCACAGTTCAGTGGGATAACACGACGAACCGTATCTTCAAGCTCTAGGAGCTGCGGATGGTTTCAGGGATTTCTCATCCGAAAGTTTCAGGAGTCCCGAACGCTGCGGGTAATCTGGTGGGCGGTGCCGACTTCGACGCTGCTCACCAGATCGTCGATTACGTGGACTATCCTAAGGTTGCGGAACCGTCACCGCCAGCTGCCGGAAAGGTTCGCAACTTCGCCGGGACTGACGGCAAGATGTACTCCATTGATGAGAATGGAGTAGTCTCCGGCCCTTTTGAAGAAGGCGGGGGCGCTGATCTTTCGGCCTTCCGCCTTGCCAGTATCAAGGATGCACCGGGTGATTTGGCTCTGGGAT